ATTTGAGGAAATCTGAGTTGGAATATCTATATTTACCTGAAATTAGTAAATTGATTTATGTAAAAAATAAATGATTAACTTTAACTTTGGTAAGAAGAAACCAGATAAGAAACAATTAATAATACTCAGTATTGTATTATCCTCTATTATCGCAGCACTCTCACAATGTACTGGAGTATCTGAAAATGGACTTTGGGATTTATTGGATGAGATTCAAAGAAAGTATTTCCCACAAACTATTCTCAATGAGATTTTTATTCAAGATCCTCACGCAGTAGAACGAAGAGTCAAGCGTGATGTGGATCGAGCAATTGATGAAGTAACTCCAGAGTATGATCGTATTATCCAAGAAGCGGATAAGCGTTATAAACCACGATATGTTGAGAAACCACCAGACGGCAGTGAGGCACAAAGACTGCTTGGTGGAGAAATGAGAATCTGTGCCGTATGGGTTGACGACTGCCCCAAGCAGTAGTATAATATCAGGGTTGAGAGATCAACTGCGACACTCTCCTTCGGTAGGTTCAGGAGTGGCGGCGATAGGAACCTACTTTATGGGCTAGTAACTCAGTGGAATAGAGTAACGCTCTTCTAAAGCGTGAGTCGCTGGTTCGAATCCAGCCTAGCCCGTTGGAGATCTTATTCTCCAAACCATTCCCCTATAGCTCAATTGGCAGAGTATTTGACTGTTAATCAAAGTGTTCCTGGTTCGAGTCCAGGTGGGGGAGCCAGGGAGCATAGCTCAGCGGTAGCAGCGTCTGCTTTACACGCAGAATGTCGGGGGTTCGAATCCCTCTGCTCCCACTTTATAAATACTTGAAAAAGTATAGTATAATGGAAAAGTTATTTAAACTATTGAGTGATGCACAGGCGTCTCTTTTTGTCCTTTTTCATAAAACTTGGGTCTATCATTGGAATGTTGTAGGAGAAGATTTTCAACAACTTCATACCCTTTTTGGTGGTCAGTATGAAACGATGTTTGAAGAGATTGATCGTCTCTCTGAACATATGCGTTATTTGAATGTAAAACCTCTTAGTAGCCTAAAGAGAATTCTTGAAGTTTCTTACGTCGATGAAGCATCTAGTTCTGCTAATGCTCAAGAAATGATTGCAGATCTTTTAAAGTCGAATCAAGATTTGTGTGATAATTTGTCTAAAATATCAAAAGAATCTGAAAAGCAAAACTCTTATGCTACAGCAAATTTGGTTCAAGATTTGATGGAATCTCACGGCAAATTTATTTGGATGCTTAGATCTTTCTCAGATAATTCTTATAAAAAAGTTCAAGAGCAACAAGAAGTTATTGAAGAAGAAGTAGAAGAAATTCTTGAAAAAGAGGTAATAGTAGAAGAAGAGTGATTTAAACTATGGAAAATTTAAGAATCAGATGTCGCTCCTGTGGTAAGGAGTTAGAGGGGCATCCTACTAAAACTGTGACTTGTGGTTGTCCTAATATGGCGGCTATTCGTGGGGATAAGATTTCGGCAGTTGACTTATCATCTGTTGTTATGCTAAACTCTTATCATAACAAAGCAAAGTCTAGTGTACTTACCAATGAAGATCTTGCCTTTCAGGAAGCAAGACGCCAACGTAAAGTAAAACGCTTAGATTTTGAAGTCCGCTGAGGACTTTTATCGGAAGATTGGCCGAGTGGTTGATGGCGATAGTCTTGAAAACTATTAACGTTAATAGCGTTCCAGGGTTCGAATCCCTGATCTTCCTTTACATTCTTTTGCAAATATTACAAATTTAATAATGTTTTAATGTGTGTTTTTGTATCAACACAAACTTGACATGATAAAAACACTCACTAACATAAGTAGTAGTATTCAACATAAACCTTATGGATCAGCGCACCTACGATAATTGGGTGAAGATCAAGGAGACTTTTGAAGCCTCTGGGAACATGGATAATATGTTCTATAAGAGAGCAGTTGAAATAGTTAAGACTCGTAAGGATCCTCTTGCGAAATTTCTTGGAGACGAGAAATGATGGAACCTTTTGACGATGATTATGTAACTCGTAGTGAAGTTCAGGAGATGATCGATGCAGCAATACGACAACACAACCGTAATGCTTCTATCATTAGTATGTGCGTTGGTTGGGTGGTTCTTGCTTTATTTGCTGAGGGACTTTTAAGACTTATAGGAGTTATTCCACCTTTGCTACCATGGCTCAATATTACCCTGAAATAATCGGTATCGTTTTCCTGTTAGTATTTGCTGCGACGATGTTCTATCAAGGCACTTGTATTATGAGAGGACAAAGAGGATATTCTCTCCGAGACTATATGAAACAAGAAAGCACTAACATGCGTCAAAGAATAGAAGAACTACTCAAGGACAAATGATTGTTTTAACAGAAGAAGACTTAAAAGAACTACAAGAAAGAGTTACCCAACAAAAAATGGACGAACTTTTTGAAGAACCATCTAGTTACGAGGACGAGGAAGATGTTTAAAACGCTTTTCTTTACCGCACTTCTCTATAGTTCAATTATGGGACTGTGGATTTGGTGGGGTCTTACACACGCATATCCACAATAGGAGATGATATGAAAGTAGGATTAATCGGACTGGGACGAATGGGCGAAGGAATGTCCCGTCGCATGATGAAAGCAGGAATAGAAGTCTGGGGTTACAGGAGGAATTATGAAAAGGCTCAGGAAGCATACGAAAACGGATATGTTAATGGCGTTACAACTTCTATACAAGGCCTTGTTCAAGTAGTTAAACAAACAAAAACTGGTGGAACCCAACCTGGTATTTTCCAGATGGTGGTTCCTGCCGAAACAGTAGAGGAGACGATCAATGAGTTACTACGATATTGTGGTGAGGGAGATATTATTATTGATCATGGCAATAGCAATTTTAAAGACAGTCGGAAAAGAGCAGAGCGTCTTGCAAAAGTTGGTATCCAATATATTGATTGCGGCACTAGTGGTGGTGTTTACGGTTTGGATCGTGGATACTGTCTTATGGTTGGTGGCGGAAATACTGCGGTCGCCACTTGTTCGCGCATTTTTGATGCCCTTGCCCCAGGAATCAACGCTGCCCCAAGGACTCAGTTTGACTCGGACGTAACTTCTGCTGAGTTTGGTTGGTTGCATTGTGGTGGTCCAGGTGCAGGGCACTTCGTTAAGATGGTTCATAATGGAATTGAATATGGAATTATGCAGGCATATGCCGAAGGATTTAATATTATTAAGAACGCTAACGCAGGTGCTCAGTATGTTAGAGAAGGAGATGCAGAGGTCGCCCCAATGTCTGACCCAGAAAGTTATTGCTATGATATTGATGTTGCTGAAGTGGCTGAGTTATGGCGTCGTGGTAGCGTGGTTGGTAGTTGGTTACTCGATCTTACTGCTAATGTGCTGCGGGGCAATAGTGAGCTTAAACAGTTCTCTGGTGGGGTATCCGACAGCGGTGAGGGTCGTTGGACTGTTTCTGCCGCTGTGGATTTGGGGGTTCCCGCTCCTGTTATTACTACTGCCCTATTTGAGCGATTTAATTCACGCAATCTCGGAACTTTCGGAGCAAAAATCCTGAATGGTATGCGTTATATGTTTGGTGGTCATCACGTTAGATAAGGAGTTTTTTAATGGAACGATTTAAAGATTTTTCAGACTATGAACTGCAACTTTTAGCAGATGCTATTTGGATGAGACAGAGGCGTTTCATCGCAGGAGACAGAAGGTTTAGAGAGTATGGAGTTATTCTTGATGAGATTCGTGAAAGAATAGACTATGTTCCGGGGATATTTGCATGAAAAAGTTCAACGATACAATCCTAACAGTCACGATATCAATTATTGACTTTCTGTATCGTGACCTACCCATACAAAGATTCTGGGTTTTGGAAACAATTGCCAGAGCACCATACTTTGCTTTTGTTAGTGTGTTACATCTCAAAGAATCATTAGGACTCAGAGACTTATCACACTACTATTTGATGAAAGAACACTTCGCACAAACACTCAATGAAACCGAACATCTCATCGAAATGGAGCATCGTGGCGGAGCAGACCGCTGGGTTGATCGCTTTTTCGCTTATCATTTGGTTCTCATCTATTATTGGATTCTGGTGGGTTATTATTTTATTGCTCCCGTTTCTGCTTATCACCTGAACGCAGGTATTGAGTTTCACGCTACAGAGACTTATCTGAACTACTTCTGGGATCATCCAGAAGATACCAAGATTTCTGAAATCGCGGTGGATGAAATGAATCACTATATTGAACTTACAAGAGCTATGGAGATGGTTTAATGTTACTTGCAAAGGCATTATTGTTTATTTCAATTCCGTTTGTTTTAACAACACTCTATTTTGGAACACGAGGGGGATACTATGACTCCGAAGATTATAAGGGAAATGGAACCGCACACTAAACAAAGATATCACTTTGCTGCATCAGCATTTGTGAGAATGTGGGGACATAGTTCATTACACGACCATAAAATTGTAGATTTTTGTGTAGAATGGGCACATCGAGAAGAGAACGCTCCATTAGACGACACTATTCTTGATCAATATTTTTATTACGAATTTAAGACTTGGAGAGGATATTGATGGGACATTTTTCGAGGTGGGTATTAGAAAATCCTTATACTCTTGGTATTATTGGATATCTTTTAGTCGTTGTGCCCATTATGGGTATTTGGGCAATTCACAAATATGGATGGCAGCATTGGGCTCCATTTGACAAAGGGCACAAGAAGTAGTATGATACACATACACCGAAATAAATAACGGTACTTCGGGGCGTAGTTCAGCGGTAGAATGCTGGTTTTGGGAACCAGAGGTCACAGGTTCAATCCCTGTCGCCCCGACTCATAAAAATCACTTTATGAAAATGAATCAAGAAATCAACGAATTCCAAAAATTTACAGTTGAAGAATTTCAAACAGATTTTGATAATCTGATGAATAGAGTAGAGAATGGGGAGTCATTCATTCTTACAAGTGAGCATGGAAACGCAGTAATAGTTCCTTATAATGAAGTGGTAAAAGTGTTTGAAGATTCTAAAGTGGATGATGAAGTCATACGCATCCACACCGATCACGAAGAAGGTTCGTAAATGATTGGGGGTGTCGCATAAAGGTCAATGCGCTCTGCTTATAACGGAGTCATCCTGGTTCGAGTCCAGGCATCCT